CTAAGAGCATCTTTTAGGATTTCAATATCCATAATTTCCTCCTGTGTGTTCTTTGTTACCTCAACATCATTTTCTGCTGAAGCGTTTTCTTCTACGTCTGGAACAAGCCAATTAACTACACGCTTCAAGAGCGAAAGTTTTTTGTATTCTTGTTCATTCATGTTAAAGACCTTATCATATTTAATATCATTTTGCAATTCATCTTCTTGCGTTTTAATTGGATCTGAGCCATCTTCTGACTTGTTTGACATCTCTAATACTTGAGTTAGCATGTCTGCAAGCGAGCCAGGTGTTTCTGTTTTTTCATAGCCTTCAGAATCATCCATGTCTGACAAAAGATTGCCTGGTGTCTCTACTGTTGGAGAACTTTTTTCTACCTCGTTTTTCATTGAAAACTCCTTTTTCTTTTTCTTTCGTTGCCCAGGAATTGGACCCTGATAAACGCCTTGTGCTGGATTCTTAATTCCCGAACCCATTGAACCAACTGTGACTTCACCTTCTTTCTTCATACTTTTTTCTTTAGTATTCTGATAGCGCTCAAGAAGTCTGCGACCTTTAGCAGCGAGTTCTGCTGCATCTTGTGCATTTTGTGGTACAGGCTCACCCCAAGCTGCTGCTGAAAGCGCAAGTCTTGTTGGTCTCCCTTTTTCGTCTTTCATTGGACCAGAAGGGTTGGTGAAGAACCTTGTTAAGAAAGATCCTTTTCTGCGCATCTTTTCTGGAGTATCTGCTGGACCTTTAACACCAGGCTTAAGGTTTGCACCTTCTGTTTGTTTAAAATGTCTACGACCTGCAGCAGTAAGACCACCTTTAGGGTCTTTGAGAGGAGAGGCTTTGCCAATAATATCTTCTAAGACATAATTCAAATCTCCGCTTTCATCTCTTTTTACAATGTCAACAGTTGCGATGGCGTTTGCTGGATTGTCAACAACACTAAGTTCTCCAAGAGAATACTTTTTAATCACATTGACTGGTTTACCCCTGAACATTTTAGTGGTTGATTCACTTTTTTCAAGAATTTTACCGCCGATAGAAAAGGCTTTGAGGGTGCCATCAAGGATCTTTTCCCAAGTATCCTGAGCACCTTTTGAAATATAAGCGTCAACCCTGATTGCATTATACTCGTTACCTTCTGCATCTTTCACAACAACAGGCTCATAGTTAACTGCTTTACCAACAGCAATTGGGGCATGCATTTCTCTAATGTTTCCACCCCAGTTTTTAAATGCCTCAAGTGATGCTTCAAATTCAACAATATCACCTGATTTATCAACATTGTCAGCAGTGGCAATACCGCTAATGATTCTTTGTTCCTTCTTGATCATTTCAATTGGGAAAGATAAATTAAAGTTTTCCATGATTACCTCGTAATTAATGATTATACACCATTTTGTATATAATTAACCAAAAGCCATTACTGCTAATGTCACCGAGGTTGTTACGACTTCAATTGTTGTATAATCTCCCTCTACTGTTAAATAGCCAGCACCACTGTTGATTGCCGGAACAAGAACCGTTAGTGGTCCTCCGTTTAATCTTACAACTGCGTTTGTGGTTGCATGCTGATTAAGTAGTTTAATAGAAGATGTATGCCTTCCTATGCTTACAGCGCCATTAGCACTGGTTAGTGCTGTGTTTGAAAATACCAAACTATCGTTATCCATCTTATTCTCCTTCAAATACCTTAACGGTATCTACGTTGTCGCCAGAATCTTGATTCTGACCTCTTTCTTTTTGATCTCCAGAGCCTTGGACTCCGCTTGGTGTTGCTCCACTATCTGACCTTGATTTAGGGGGATTTGATGCAGCACCATTTGAGTTGCCTACCGGAGCTCCAACACCAGTGTTTTCCTGTTTAACTTTTGTGGGGAACGGAAGAACATCGTCGCCATCAGTCCTTTCGGGAAAACCAATTTTCCCACGGACTTCGTTTGGAGTAATTACTTCTGTTCTAAGATATCTATCGTAGATTCTTGATTCCATGTCTTCATCAAGCAAGTCAATCTTCTTCAGCTTAAACTGAACCATATCCGTAAACTCCTGAAGAAGGCGTGTTATCTTTTTCTCAATAATCGCTTGATCAGGTCCAATAACTTGCATCTTGAATGTCTTGTCAGCATCTCTTGAAACAGCAAGGTTTGCGTTATCATAAACACCTACTTTTGGAGCAGGCACTCTGTTTGCAACAAGAATCTCATCCCTGTTTGCTTTGCGATATTTATCAAACGAAGCATCTTGGATTCCGGCTTCAAGTTTTTCAAACTTAATATCAGAATTTGAACCAATACTTGCTGGGAGAGGAACAACTAGAGTTCCATGATTGCGACCTTTAACTTCGTTTCTAAAGTAGTTAACGAGTTCGGTTTTAGACTGGTTGCTTAGTTTTGCACCCTTGATAATAATTGCATACCTTGGGATTGCTTTGTTTTCAAAATAGTCAATATTGTATTCTTTAGCAAACTTGTCTCCAACGATTGCTGCTGCTGCAGATACTGCAGCCGGAATGCCATAATACGTATTATTTGGAGAATAGATTTTGAAATGAATTACTTCATTTGGATTTGGATCAACATTGATAGGATCCGGCTGCTCTAAATCCTGAAAATTCCGAAAGAAGACTGCCTGCACTTTATTGCTCCTTGAGAACTGAACAAAGCCATCTCTTTTGCGACGAACACGCATCATTTTGGCAGGTATGTGTCCAATATAGCCAATCTTGCCGGAATTGTTTCTGCCAACTTCAAGATATCCATTACCAACAGTCAAGACATCTTGCCAAACACGAACGAGTGTTTCAATAAGTGTTTCTTCAACATTGAAACTTTCAAACAGAATATCAAGTTCTTCTTTTAGATCCTGAAGAGATCTTCTTGTTCTATCAAGTTTTGCTGGATCCTCTTGTGCTCTTTCAATTTTTCTTCTAGCTTTTAAAGTTTCTGTAAACTCATATCCGAGACCAACAGTATTCATAACCCGAGCATTAATAGCAGCGTAATGAATTGCGCTTTGATCATAAAGTTCGGCTAATGTATCCAAGTCGTATGGAGGATTAACAATATCCCATAAAGCATAACCGTTGATGACTTCTGGATCAACATACTTAGATTGTGTTCCATCTTCGCCTTCATGTCTTTTATTCAAAGAATTTGCTTTTCTTTTCATCTTTGGGGACAGTGATGAAATTTTTATAAAATTGAATGGATCCTTATTCTCTTTTTCAAAAGGGTTTGAGATATACGAAATATCATCAAGTTGCTGATCATTGTCTTCTGGATTGTCAATATGGACCATTTGGTTTGTCATAATTCCTCACTTCCTAAAATAGTTGTCAAAAAAATCTTCGTATGGGTCAGCAACAAGACCATTTGACAGCCTTTCCGCCTGATCTTCTCTTTCTGAAGAGCTGACCTTCCTTCCTCCTGCAACCCAACTAACACGACCCTCTTCTGAGCCAGTCCAATAGATTGCAGCCTCTCGTACTCTCTTCTCAATATCTTTGTCTCCACAAAGACCTTCTGCACAAAGAACACCATCTCCGTCGCTTAGTGGGAAGCCATCAGGCATAATCCACATACAAACACCAAAGGCTCTTTCGGGAACCCAAATTTTTTTGTCTTTAATAATATCTGATTGCATAAGTTTAATTGTACACGACTTTCGTTAAAAAACTGTAGTGTTTTTACTTAACTGGACAAGATCCTGTTGCGCAGTCGTCAAAATCCATTGCTTCAATACTAGATTGTTGCAAAGGTACTGTTAGGTCTATTTTGGAAAGAGCCTTTTTGTATTCAACCTCTGTAATTTCTTCATATGGAGGCAAAACAAAGTTGTGATCAACATGAAGCAAAAAGGATACGCTCTTGATTGATTTGTCGTAATTTTCAGACAACCATTCTTTAATCAGAGGCAGTTCTTCTTTGCGGTAATAAACAGTTACCGAGACTGCGTTATCAGCCCAAACCGTTTGCATCTTCTTAACCCATTCAAGTTGTTCAATCGCTGTCATGTTTTTTGCCAATACAGCATTCTCTGGGGACTTGCATGGGAATTCAACAACATAACGGCTATGGTCTTCACGACCATCAATCCCAATATCCCAAACAACCTTGTAGCCTCTTTTCCGACATGCATCAACGAGCGGATCGTTTGATCCAAAGCGAACTCTTCTTGTATAGAAAGAAGCAAAAGCTGGGTGAACGCCAGGAGTTACGCCTGGAAGGAGAGATAGGGTTCCCGATGGCTGAACTGTTGTTAAACGAACGGATTCGGGGAAACCTTTTTCTTTGCTGTACTTCTTATCAAAAGCCGATAGTTCGTTATAAACATCAGACAACCAAGACACCTGAGTTTCAGTTGCTTGCAAGATGCCAGTGATTGATTGACCCAATCTGGCATTCTTCTTGACAATATCGGTAGTCTTTTTGTATGGGTAAGAAAGTCTTGTGATTTGCTTCTGGATTAGATACAGGAGTTGTGAGATTTCAACAAACTGATCATATGAGTCAATGTTTGGCAAAAAGATTGTAGCTAAGTTACATGATTCACCATCGCCCAGTGCAATCTCTGCACACGGATTGAATCCCTCAATTGATGGGTCTGGCTTGCTTTCTCCTAAACGACCTACTGTTCTTGCAAGGTTTCTATTAATAAGACCATAAGGTTCTCCTGAACCATCGTAGCCTTTCCACAATTCATTCATGATTTCATCAAAAGCATCTGCGTAGATAGAATTGTTGCTGTTTGCTCGCCATCCAGGAACATTCCCTGAAGACCAGTTTTTTGCTCTTAAGAATAAAACGTCATCAGGATCGCCAATAGCGATTTGTGCTGATCTTCTTGATGAACCAGCAATTACAATCTTCCCAATGATATTGCAAACATCAAGGACATCAATTGACCGCAATTTCTTGCCAACACGAAGATCAAGTACTTTGCAAATCTCTGTGATTCCATCAACCAATGCTGCTGGACCAGATGCTGTTCCTCCAAAAGTAGACAGGACTGCACCATACTCTCTTACCAAGATTGTTGAATAAGTAAACGACTCTCCTGTATGAAAATATGAATTCAAAACATTGTGAAGCAACTGCCTCCAGCCTTGTCTTGAGTCTGGAACAATGAAGTCGGCATCTTTGGTCTTTTCGTGCTTGATTGAAGCAACTGGTTTAATTTTTGGCAGGTCATGAATCTTAGAACGCTCTACCGAGAAACCAACTCCTCCACCAAGCATTAGGTAGTCAAAGACCAATTCAAAATCTTTTGGAGACTCAATGTTTGTGAAAAAACAATTGTTGAGTGATGTTCCTGAGAATTGCGATACAAGAGGCGTTCCCAGCTGCCACAAAGCCCGCCCAGAGACGCTACAGCGCAAGTTAAACATATGGTCAAACAAAGTCTCTGCTTGCTCTTTAGAAAATGGTACACCGATTTCTACAGCCCCGTTGATGACTCTTGTTAAAGTCTCAATCCAAGTTTCTGTTCTGTTTAAGCCTTCAACGCTCCGGCTATAAGTTCTTAGATAAACAATTTCTCCAAGACCTCCAAAACCCCATGGTGGTTGCTTTTCTTCGTATTTTGCTACGAAATCTGATGTAATTAATGACATGTTTTCTCCTAAATAAGTATCTTCTAGTTTATCAACGCAGGTCTTACTCTGCACCGATTATTGCTTGGGTCTAATTTTGTTTTTTTTCAAACTCGTTGTATCTCTCAATGATGCTAGTTGCAACAGAGGACCAAGAGTGTTTTTCATGAATAGTTTTCGCAGAACGATATGCAAATTTTTTAAATTCTTCATATTCGTTTGTGACGTTCTTCATTGAATCAATAAGTTCATCAAAGTCAGGAATAGCCCATAAACCAGTGTCTGTCCCGTACATATGTGAATTATAATCAGCATCGCCATACTCAGCTGACAGAGGAATCCCGTAATGAGCAAAGTCAGCGCATCCGGTTAAGTTTGTAACAATAGTTGGCAAACCTGTTGCCATTGCTTCAAAAGGAATCATTCCAAATCCTTCACCACTTGTTGGGTAAATCAAGCAATGACATTTATGATAAAGCCTAACAAGATCATCAATAGAAAATGAATCAGGGATCCCGATAATTTGTGGATGGTTTATGGCACTTACCAGTTTATTATCCAAATAGATCTCTGCATGACAAAATGAGTTGTATTTCAAAATCAACTTGTAGTCAAGATTCCCGTCAAATAACTCAAGAAATGCGTCAACCGCTAATTGAGCATTTTTTCTTTTTGAATCTCCTCCAATGTGAAGGAAGTTGAAAGTATCTGTCAGTTCTCTTTCGTATGGAAAAAATTCTGAAGAAATACCGTGAGGAATAACATGAATGTTCTCATTCACATTGTATTTAACATAAACATCTTTTACAAAGGAAGAGGTTGCCCAGATTTCATTACACATACTCATGTTGTAAAGCCAGCCCTGAGGAATCTTTGTTGACTCCCAAGGTGTATATCCGACTTTGTAATCATTACTAAGCTGATAGTAATGAGGCTGACAGAAGTTTATATGAAATGGGATTTCTGTTTTATTATAAAAAACACCGAAATGTTTTGACTGCAATGCCTTGATTGTACTCAAGGCTGCGTTGGCATAACCCTGGCTTGCCCAGAGTTCCCCACTAACGTCTACGTTACTTAAACTAAACCAACTAATTTTTTTCATAAATCAATCTATACTTTTAGATCCCTTTTCCTTGCTGTTATCAAAAAACTCTTCATTGATGTCAATGCACTTTACACCCTTTTCCATTAGATGTTTGGCGGTTTCTTCAGAAATTTCGCAAGTTATTGGTCTATGCGTATAGACGCATCTTGATGCGGCGATATAAAAATCACTACACTTGGCGATTGATATGCAATCGGAATCAAGGATGACTGCGGGTCCACAATCATCCGATTCAACGATGGCAATTATTCTCATAGAATAGATTTTATCACTTTTCATGTTATCCCAACAGCGACCTGTATACTAAGCATACTAAGAGATACTAAGTTATACATATTATGTATATGTATACATATTGTATGCTTAGTATGCTTGTTCGCTTAGTAAGCGAAGCATACCAGTATTTTTTCAACTTTGTTTGAGATTTTACAAATTTTTTGAAAATTTTCTGATAACATCAAAACATGACTTTCACAACCGTACACGACCTGCTGGATTCTGGAGAAGTTGAGTTATTAAAATGCATGGCTTCTGATCTTGATGTTGTTAATGCTGCTCGGGTTTCTTTCTCTTCTTATCAAGATGAAATTGATGAAAAAGCCATTGGTTTAATCAATTATCTGATGAAAAACAAACACGCAACCCCTTTTGAACATGCTGTTTTTAAATTCAGGATTAAAGCTCCTATCTTTGTTACTAGAGAATGGATGAGACACAGGTGGTCTTCTTTTAATGAAATGAGTATGAGATACCATATTCCAAAAGAACTTCAATACTATATCCCAGCTTATAATAAGATTCGTAAACAAATTGGCAAACCTGGATCTTATACTTTTGAAGAAATTGAGCATCTAGGAATAAAAGATGCTGTTCATTCTATATTTAAACAATCAATGCTTGATGCAGATGATGCTTATTATAAACTTATTGAACTTGGTGTTGCAAAAGAGATAGCTCGTTGTGTATTGCCAGTAAGTCAATATACTGAGTTTATCTGGACAGTTAATGCAAGAAGTTTAATTAACTTTATCTCTCTTAGAAATGATGACAACGCACAGTACGAAATCAATGAATATGCAAAAATCATTGAGAAAATTTTTAAAGAAAAAATGCCAATTACCCATGAAGCCTTCATTGCCTGCGATAGAATGGCGATATGAAAGGCTTTGTATTATTTCTGTCATATATTGTTGTCACAGCAACCTTATTCAGATATGGGGTAAAACTTGGCTGGAATCACGATCCTGGTATTCTCGGACCAGCAATTATTACTTTCAATTTGAACTTAATGCTGGCATTATATACTTATGCAAAAAACGCTGAATAAAGAATATCTCCAGACAAAGGAGATTCTCCTTTTAAGCGATACGCACTACCCGCATACTTACATAAGAGATTTTCTTTCAATGCTTGATTCTTCAAGAGTTTTCGTCTACTGCTCCCCAGCGAGTACGGCAAAATTTATGCGTCTATACTTGAAGTTTTCAACAAAAAAACAAGCTAAAATAATTAAAGATAAAAATTACAAAATGTTCTTTAACAACCATATTGATCAGTATGTAATTGTTATTTTTTTTGGGAAAAAGAAAACCAAAGAAACGCCATTGCTGGATTTATTGAGCAGGCAATTGCTGCTAACATATAAAGACATTATTATTGTTACAGAAGAAGGAGTTGATTACGATGAGGATTCTGCCTTATTCGGATGATGAGGAACTAGAAGACATTGAGAGCTTGACGATCATCATCAAGGCTGTGCCTTTTGAGGATGACTACGCTCCGGCTTTCTATGTGTCATCGCCATCAGATGATTATATGATGAAAATTGATGAACTGAACTGCCTAATGGATGGTCTAGAGATTGCACGAAGGTCAATTGATGAAATAATTGACTACATCTTGAAATCAAACATAGAGGAGGATGACTGATGCTATTTGGAAGAATTATCCCAGGTTTCCCATACCCACAAAAAATATGTCCGTATTGCATGAAAACACTTGTTGTTGTGAATGCCGTTCATTGGGAAGGTGATCCCTATCAATATAAGGCTCTCTATCTTGATCCAAACGGTGAGTGTCCAGTTTATGACGAAGGTGCGAAGCAAGCTTATGCAAGAATCTATTATTCCGGAGAAGATGCCTTTAATTATTTCCGTGATGTTATGATCCCTGTTCAAAGGTGGAGTCAAGAAGATTTGTATAGTATGTACAAATAAATCATGGTAAACTGGTAGGTACTATGCCTGTAAAATCTTGCTCAGAAAATGGAAATCCCGGTTTTAAATGGGGAGATAGCGGAAAGTGCTATATCTATGAAAAAGGTAACCCCGAATCAATTGGCGAAGCCAAAAGAAAAGCAACGGTGCAGGGTATTGCGACTGGTGAATATGATAACACTAACGGCTTTGATGAAAAAGAACTTGAAAACACCTTGAAGTCTCTAAAAGAATGGTTTAAGGAAAAATGGGTTGATATCTCAAGACCTAAGCCAGGTGGTGGTTTTGAACCTTGTGGTAGAGCCGATGCCAGTACAGGAAAATATCCAAAATGCGTACCGGCTTCAAGAGCTGCTCGGATGACACCAGAAGAAATCGCATCTGCTGTCCGAAGGAAAAGGACTGCGGAATCAACACAAACTCGGGATGGTAAAACCCCGATCTATGTCTCAACCGACAAAGAGAAGTTTGAGAAAAAGAATGTACCAACAAACCCTGAGCTTTACGCAAGGGTTAAGGCGGAAGCTAGAGCCAAGTTTGATGTTTATCCATCAGCCTATGCTAATGCATGGCTTGTCCGTGAATATAAAAAAAGAGGTGGAGGTTACAGAGTGACAAAAGAAAATGTGGATAAAATGGCAGAGGATCTTGCAGAAGAAGAAGCCGTTCTTGCGGATGCCTTGATAACTATCGCATCTAGATATGGCAAGTTCAACGAAGATGAAACTGGTATTTGGGCTGGCTATGATAGCCCAGAAGAAAATGAAGTTAAAAGCATCGGGGTCAAGTGTGCAAATTGCGTTCTCTATGAAGGCGAAGGCGTTTGTAAGATTATTGCCCAAGAAGTTGAAGAAGAAGGAAAATGCAGATTTGCTGTAATTCCGGAAGGAGTCGTAAAGCCAGAAATGGATGATGAATACGAAGAAGAGGATGACAACGAAGAAGATTCAATGTCAAACCTCATCTCTATAATTAGAGATCTGTTAATTAACAAGGAGAAATAACATGAAATATTCAGAAAATATGAACAAAATGATTGAAGACCATCTTTCAATGAAGAATTGGCACGAAACAATGGCTAAGTCTGCTGCAGAAATGATGCAAGACCACATCAAGGCTGCCTCATGGCATGATTCACAATCAAACTTGATTAAAGGTATGATCCAAGAAGTCCCTCTTGACCCAGAAACCAAGAAAATGACCGTTCCTGCAGGTTCTTACTCTGCAACCACACCTGGCAAGACAAAAACTACTGAGACCGAAGTGCCTTTGGACCCACAGACCGTTAAAAAAGGCGATCTTGTAGCGATTTTGAAGGCTCATGAGGAAGAATTTGGTTCTTTTGATATGTCAGCCGAAGACATTGCTAGCTTTTTGTTGGCAAAATAGTCCGTGGAAGCAATAGTTGTCTCAATTATTGTGGCAATTGGCGGTATTTTGGCTGCTCTTGTACAAAAAGGGCGAGTTGAGAACCGTGAAGACCACAATGAGGTTGCTACTATGATCAAATTAGTCCACGAAGATGTCTCCAAAGTTGGGGAAAAGTTAGATAATCATATTACCTGGCACCTAGACAAAAAAGACGAATAATACGCTATACTTGTTAGTGGGGCGGTTCTTGACGGATTCTATTTCGGAAGATTAGGTCCGGTACGAGAATCGCCCCATTGGACTTTATATGGCAACTAAGAAAACTCCTGAAAAGATTGATGACTGGGTTGTGCGATATATGCATAAACTTCAGAACATGTTAAAACTTTCTGACTGGAACATCTCAATGTCTCCAGAGCCTGCATCTGAAGATGCACTTGCCAACATTAGCATCACAGAATGGCAACACACTGCTGTTATCACACTGCATAAAGACTTCAGAAAGGATACTCCCGAAGCATTGAGGGGTACAATCATTCACGAACTACTGCATTGCCATCTTGCACCGATGTCAGAATCATGCGAAGAGATACTTAAGTCGGATAGAAACGCAGAAATAAAAGAATCTGTCATCAGTGCAGCAATCTCTTCCATTGAGTATCAAGGAGAGAGGGCTATTGACTTGATTGCTGAAGCTATTGCTCCACTATTTCCTCTTCCTAATATCCCAAAGACAACTCCATTAAAGAATGTTGTTGTTGCGAAGAAGATTCCCGCAAAAAAAAATATTAAAAAAGTTGCAAAAGGACCGAGCAGACGAGTCTAAAACCTGTAGAATGAACCTCTAACGAAAGGTTGATTATGATTACAGATAAACAGATTGAAACCATGTTAAAGACAGTCCCCAGTGAAATCTACAGAGACGTAGCCGGAGCATTGACTGGTGCTAAAAATGGAATGTCTGCTGGTGAAACGGCAAAGTTCTATAGCATCTCGGTTCCTTTTGTTCAGGAATGCTGGAACAAGTATGGACTAACCACAGATGCATCTTCTACATCCACTGGGAAGAGGTCAGACAAGAATAATGCAATTAAAAAATTCTTGGAGTCAAATATTGGTAAAACGATTAAACCTCAAGATCTTGTTGATGCTTCAGGAATTTCTATGCCGACATTCTACAACTTCTATAATGCCAACAGGGGCTATTTCAAGAAGGTTAAAAGAGGTCAGTTTGAAATCATTGATCCAAATGCAGAAAGAGAAAAGGACAAGTAGTCTTGAATTCTGAACTTAGCAACCGTCAACAAACGTCTTGGGAACATTTCTCAAGTCTATGTGTTGATTCTGTTTTTGATTTGGTCATAGACAATAAATCCTTTGAGATGCGCAAAGGTATCCTAATGCAGGAACCATATGGGTTATTTCTTGGTGATGATCAAATTCAAAACATGAAGTCAATTATTGAAAAAATGATTGAAGAACCAATTTGGAAGTATGACACAAAGTCTTCCACTTACGTGGATAGTGGACTTAATGACACCATTAAGAAAACACCAAACAACCTTTGGGAAATGCTGGCTGCTTGTTCTATCATTTATTTTGACAAGACAATATTTGGCTTCGGTTCAGATTCCGATATGCATTTATATTCCTACAAGAACCAAATCAAAACTACTCTTGTTAAAAAACAAAGAGATTACGGATCCAAGAATATTGAAAAATTTGGAATTAATGGGATTGTCATCCGTATTCACGACAAAATTGCTCGGCTAGAGAATCTTCTCAATAAAAACTCGTTTGCAGAAAATGAGCCTCTTCAAGATACTCTGTTGGACATTGTTGGGTATAGCATTATCGCAGTAATGTGGAATAACAATTACTTTATGGCTCCAATGGTTGGTGAATCTGGTGAATAAGAAATGCTATCTAGGTCTAGGGCTGGTCAGTGCCGTTCTGCTTCTTCTGTTAAAAGCAAGAAAGAAAAAGGACACCGAAATTGGCAGTGACTATTTCAATCGGGATATATCAGAATTTGTTCCCAAAAATTTATTTGAACAAGACTTTGATCCATCTCCGATAAATAGACATAGATACATTCCTGTTTCTAAGTCCTTCAAGGACATTACAAACTATCCACATAAACACAATCTTCCCAGATAGCTCAGTTGGCAGAGCAACGGACTGTTAATCCGTTTGTCGCAGGTTCAAGCCCTGCTCTGGGAGCCTATGAAACACATAATCCATGTACACCAGCAAAAAATCCGTAAAGGGCTTGCTGCCATTATTGATAGAACCTACAAAGGTTCAACACATCATCAATCTCTAAACATCATTTGCCCTCACTGTCTAAATGTCGCAGCGACTGTTGTTCAGTCTGAAGCACCCGATCATTGCGGAGCCAGGGTGTGGATAGAAGCAGAAGAGACTCAACCGAAAGAAGGAGTTGAATAAAGTGCCAGAACTAAATGCAAATATTCCAGCAATAGAATGCTATGTCAGAGGTAATTTCCTAAGAGACCAAGAAGACTCTCATGATAAGTATTTTCCTTGCATGATCTTTGGGGTATCAAGCATTCAAGGAAGAAGCCCGCTGTTTCATTTCTTAATGGAAGATGGCGGTGTTTGGTGGAGAATGCCTATAAATGCTTTTTGCGAAAGACCGGGTGTTCCTGAGGTTGATATTCACGATCTTGTTCTTTGGAACTCATTCAGTCCCCAAGTGGCGGTTACTGAGTTTCAAGCAATGAGAAATATGAGAATGACATATGTTGCTAGGTCTGGAGAGTTTGTGAATGGTAAGTACCTATTCACCCTAGACTGGCATTCCCCTGATGACAACGTAATCAATGCAGGCTTTAGCACAAACCCAGGTCAACATAAGTGTGGTCATGTTATCTTGCGAGATGATGGCAACTTTGCAATTCAGCCCAACAACCGAGTCAGGCTATTTGATCCTTCATTCACAACAAAAACTGGTACATTGATTGATAGATTCATTAATACAAGAAAATGGGATGTGGAGGATGCTGCAAAATGGGTAACCTCCGATGACAATAAATATTTTTACGATATAGAATAAGGATAGAATGAGGTATTACATTGGTTGGTCAATAGGATTGTTGAACTTAGCGGTTACAATTTATTTGCATAAATTAAATCAGAAAAAATAATGTGGTAGGATATCAGGATGCCTTTTTATATGTACAAATGCTCAGAAGGTCACGAATACTCTGAGCACAGGTCAATTAAACAAGATTTGACTGTTGATGGTTGCCCGGAATGCGGAGCTCCATTATCCCAGGTTTACAATCCCCCTTTGATTCAACTCAAGGGCGGAGGGTTTTATAAGAATTCAAGGACATGATATAATATATTGGGCTTAATATTCTTAAGACCGTTATAGTTACGCCAAGCCCCTGCCCTAAAAAGTGGGGGCTTTGGTTTTCTAGCAGAAAGAACCCAT